CTGCGTTTTACAACACAACAGCGTGGAAAAAGATAAGAAAGCAAGTATTACTCAGAGATGACTACTTGTGTCAACATTGTTTAGCTAAAGGAATAGTGAATGACAAAGATTTAATTGTCCATCACAAGATTGAATTGAAACGGGATTGGTCGAAGAGACTGGACATGGAAAATTTAGAGGCAGTCTGTGTTTCTTGCCATAACAAAATTCATAAAAAATAAAAAAATATTTTTTTGCCGGGGCTTAAAAAAACCGCCCGACTTTTTGGAGAAACGGAATAACGAGCCGAACTTTTCTGTGACCAAATTCCCAAAAAATAATTCCCAAAACCCAATTTAGGAGGTGATTGCGTGGCGAGACCAAGAAAATTAAATGATGCAAAGCAAGGACACCGTACGAAAGCGGAGTTAGAAGCCGCTGAACTACAAGAAAATACATTAAATGCCTATGATCAAATCAATGTGGACGATATCCCCAAAGATTTAAACGAGATAGCTCGTAAAGAGTGGCTTAGAATCGTGCCTTTGCTCTCTCAACTACCAATCGCTGAACTAGATATGGTTATGGTCAAGAATTATTGCCAGTTGGTGGGCATGCAAGAGGAAGCTTATGCGGATATTCAACGGGTAGGAACCTATGATCCCAGCGAAAATAAGCGCACAGGACCTTATTTAATCTATATGGACTGTCACAAGGAGCTAAAATCCGTATGTAACAAGCTAGGATTAACGATTGACAGCCGTATGCGCATCGTTGTGCCGACTGAAAACACAGAAAAACAATCAATTTATGATGAGTTCGGTGTTGATGACGATGACTAGCGTTAAAATACCAAAAAAATACGAGCAATTATTAGATATTCCCAATGATTATCGTGATGACGCTTATAAATATTGCGTTATGGTGCTTTCAGGCGCTTATGTTGCTGGGAGAGAAGCACAAAAAGCATGCGTACGACATTTAAAAGACATTCGCCGATCGATAGAAGATAGTAATTGGAACTATATTTATAAACCGAAACGTGCAAAAAAGGTAATTAAGTTCATTGAGGCATTGCCTGACACTAAAGGAAAAGTAAATAAGCTGGGATTGTTCCAAAAATTTATTATAGCAAGTGTCCGTGGATGGTTTACCAAAGATACAGACATGCTACGTTTCCGCAAAGCCTTTATTTCCGTTGGGCGTAAGTCAGGGAAATCTTTATTGGTCTCTGGTTTAGTTTTATACGCTTTTTTATTTGATAAGGAGCCTGCAGAGGGGCGGCAAATGTTTACGGCTGCTAATGATAAAAAGCAAGCTTCCATCGTGTTTAATATGGTAGCTAAACAGCTGATGTATTTTACATCCAAAGTTCCTGAACTACAAAAAGATGTCAAAAAAGTTCGTGAGCTACTTCAAAATCTAAAAGATGATTCCTACGTTATGCCTTTATCACGTGATACAGGCGCAATCGATGGTTTCGAACCATTTCTAGCTGTTATTGATGAGTATCATGCAGCAAAGACCAACGAAATGATGGAGCTGATTGAATCAGGTCAAGTAAATTTATTGCAATCGTTGATATTTATTATCTCCACAGCTGGTTTTAACTTAAATGCGCCAATGTACACGGATGAATGGCCATACGCTAAAGATATTTTGAGCGAATCATTCGATGATCCGGAATATTTTGCCATCATCTATGAACAAGACTCAGAAGACGAATGGCAAGACTCCACCATGTGGGCAAAATCTAACCCTTTGATTAATGAATCGGACGAGTTAAAAGAACAAATTGAAGATTTTCTTGAAAAGCGTGTGACGGAAGCAACAAAAAAAGGATCCATGTTCCGTGTGCTAGTTAAAAATTTCAATTACTGGATGCAAGCTAGCGAAGAATCTTATCTTGATTTCAACGATTGGAAGAAAAATGAAACGGATTTCGATGTCACAGGTACAAAAGTTTATATCGGATTGGACTTATCCCGAGCAGATGACTTAACTTCTATTTCTTTTGTTCATTTAGATGAAACGAATAAAAAATACTTCGTCACGTCGCATTCATTTGTAGGCACAAAAGGGGGTCTACAAGGCAAGATGGAACGTGACCTTATAGATTACTACCAACTTGCAAAAGATGGATACTGCACGATAACAGACCTATCTAGCGGCATTATCAATACAGATCAAGTTTTAGATTACATAGAATCTTATGTAAGTAAAAATAATTTAGATGTCCAAGCAATCTGTTATGACCCGTATGCTATTCATGGGGTGCTGGCTGAGACGGAACGACGTGGTTGGTATTATGACCTGTACGAAATACGACAAGGACCTGCAACTTTATCTAACCCAACATTAGATTTTAAATTGAAAGTGATTGATGGCGATGTTAAGCACGAAAAAAACCCGTTGCTTGATCGTGCAGTTAAGAATGCAATTGCCAAAGATACCAACGACAGTATTATGATTGAAAAGAAAATGCATCGTGAAAAAATTGACCCGCTAATGTCTACGCTATTTGCTTATGTGATTGCGTATGAATACGAGTGGGACAAAGAAACATTCATGCCGATGTTTTTATAGGAGGTGTTGCAACTTGAATAAAACTTTATATGCGTTTGTTATGGGTGTTGTTGCCGTTTTTGGCATCAGCGCTTTTTTATATGGACTTTATATCATGTGGGAACCACTTGCTTATATCATCGGAGGCGTTATTTTGGTTGGCATTGCAATTATGATGAACCAATTGTATATGCCTTCTGATGATAAAGGGGGTGACAATTAATGCCATTACTTGATTTAGGATTTAACAGCAAAAAAGAACGTATGAATCAAGATTTAGAACGATTGCTATACAACCAGGAACATGGAATACACACTAGTTATACAGGCATTCGAGCGTTAAAAAACAGTGATGTATTCACAGCGGTAAGAATTATTTCTGCCGATATTGCAAGCACGCAACTAAAAAGCAAGGGAAATGAATCAAATACCGTCATGGAAGAAATCTTATCTTTGTTTAACAACAACCCTGGAAGTGGCCTTCCTGGTTGGCATTTTAAATTTATTATCATTGCAAATATGCTGCTAAATGGCAATTCTTATGTGCAAATCTTGCGAGATAAGAATGGTTTTGTGAATGGCTTTTATTTTCTGCAAAATGATTTAGTTGGTGTAGAACAAATAAGCAATGAAAAAACAGGTGCGAACAACGACATTGTCTATAATGTTAGCGAAGATGTTACAGGTAAAACAGCACGGTTGAACCCTGAAGATGTTTTGGATTTTAGATATATAACCTTGGACGGCATTATGGGACTTAGTGCTTTACATTCTTTGTCTTACGAAATTGGTATTTCGCAAGGTTCAAAAAGTTTTTTACGTAACTTTTTTGATAACGGTGGTACATCCACATCGGTTTTGAAATACAGAAAAGGACAAATCAACGAAGATCAATTAAAAGATTTAAAAGAAAACTTTGCTAATAGCCAATTAAAAAACAATGGTGGTTTAGTCGCTATTGATGACACGATGGAATTTAATCGACTGCAGATTCCTACTGAAGTACTGAATTTCTTAAACAGTTACAAGTTTAGTACGAACCAAGTTGCCAAAGCATTTGGTTTACCTGTATCAAAACTAGGCGTGGAAACAGTCAATACATCTATCACGCAGTCAAACTTGGAATATCTGCAATCCACACTAGATCCGATTTTTAAAATGATGATCGCAGAATTACAAACCAAGATATTTAAATCGATTGATTCAGGTTATGAGTTAGAGTTTGATTCTTCCCGTTTAGTTGATATCGATCCAGAGTTAAAACTCGAACGTGTTACCTCACTATTTAAAAATGGGCAAATCAGCTTAAACGAATCAAGAGCGCCGTTTGGATATGAACCGACTGAAGATGGAGATCAAATATTTATTGATCTAAACCGTATTCCATTATCTTCGTTAGACGAATATCAACGTGCGAAGATTCGAAAAGAAAATGAAAAAAACTCCCTTGAAGGGGGTGATGGCTAATGGCAAGAAGTAACGTTGACACTTCAGGGGAAATGGTGTTGGAAGGGTATGCCGTATTGTTTGATACCCCCAGTGAGGACTTAGGTGGCTTTAGGGAAATCATAGCGCCTAATGCTTTAAATGGTGTAGATATCGATGACGTGAAATGTCTGATAAATCATGAATTTAAATACATCATTGGTCGTACAAAAGCCGAAACATTAGAGCTAGAGGTTGATAAAAAAGGTTTAAAGTTTAAATGCTACTTACCTGAAACTTCCTACGCTAGAGATATCTACGAAAATGTTAAAGCAGGAAATGTTACACAATGCAGCTTTTTTTATACATTGCCTAATGAAAAAGACGCAAAAACATGGACAAACAAAAATGGAGAATATATCCAAACTATTAATAAAATTGACGAGCTGGTCGAAATAAGTATTGTGACAGTACCCGCTTACCGAGATACCACTGTGGAGGTTGGTCAACGTGCAAAAGATTTAGAACGATTTAAAGCGTTAGAAAAACTAAATATTGAGTTAGAACTGGAAGCTTTGCGAATCAATTCGTAGGGCTATTTTTTATGCAATAAAGGAGGATATGCATGAGTAATTTTGATGATCGTAAAAAAGCGATTAATGAATTGATTGCCAAGGCACAAGAGGCAATCGAAAAAGGTGACTTAGAAACTGCTCGAAATTTAAAGGCAGAAGTCGACGAAGCAAAAAAAGAATTTGAAGAACTGCAAAAGCTTTCGGAAGAAATCGAAGCAGCTGCACCTGAACAGACAGAACCTGAACCTGAAAAGGCTGAAGAACCTGTAACAGAAGATAACAAGGAAGAAGAAACGCCGGCAGTTAATGACGCCGAAAAAGATGAGGCAAATCAAGAAGGTGAAGAAACGCCATCTCCAACTCCAGAAACTGGCGAGGATAGCGAAGAGAGCGACACTCCAGAACCAGATGAAGACGACGAAGACAAAGAAAAAGATAAAAAGAAAAAAGGGGCGAAAAGAAGTATGCCAAAATTAGGAAAAGACCAAGAAACAAACGAAGAAATTTTAGGATTTGAAGAGTACATGAAATCAAAGGGAGCTAAACGTGAAAACGTCAAATCTGATGATGTGGGTGTCACAATTCCTGAGGATATTAAATATATTCCAGAAAAAGAAGTTAACACTGTACAAGACTTATCACAGTTAGTACAAAAAACTTCCGTTAACACTGCGTCTGGAAAATACCCAATTTTGAAACGTGCGAATGCGAAGTTTAACACTGTGGAAGAATTGGAAAAGAACCCAGAATTAGCACGTCCGGAATTCAACATGATTAATTGGGAAGTACAAACTTACCGTGGCGCCATTCCAATCTCTCAAGAAGCGTTGGATGATTCTGTTGTTAACTTGACTTCAATTGTTAAGGAAAATATCAACGAACAAAAAATCAATACACTAAATGAAAAAATCGGTGGTGTTTTGAAACAATTCAATCCAACTACTGTATCTGATGTCGACGATCTAAAAGAAATTGTTAACGTTAAGCTGGATCCAGGTTATGACCGTCAAATCATTTGTACACAAAGCTTTTATCAAAAACTAGATACATTAAAAGACGAAAACGGACGTTACTTGTTACAAGATAGCATTGTCGCAACCGCTGGCAATACTGTTTTGGGCATGAATGTAACAGTCGTGCGCGATGATTTGTTAGGTATAAATGGTGATGCATTAGCATTTATTGGCGATGTACGACGTGGTGTGTTATTTGCCGATCGTACAGACGTATCCGTGCAATGGATTGAAAACGAAATCTACGGTAAATACTTAATGGGTGCTTTCCGTTTTGATGTAAAACAAGCGGACCAAAACGCTGGTTACTTTGTTACATTTGAAGATGAAGGCGAAGCGACACCCTCATAAACCCCAAAGCGTCGTAGTTGATACCAATGCGAAATCTGTATCCATTACGGCAGAATAGGGGTGATGAGATGTTACAGATTGATAATGTTGA